AGAAGACAAGATAGAAGTAGTAGGCCAGTACCGAGCTGTTCAAGTCAGAACCTGTACTAAGGTAATGGAAGACGGCGTAGAGCTTTCATCAGGCTACCATCGCCACGTTATCACAGCAGGTAAGGACTACTCTAACGAATCACCAGAGGTACAGGCTATCTGTGCTGCGGTACACACACCAGAAGTCATAGCGGCTTATCAAGCATCACAGGAGACTGAATAATGACAACTTTTAATTGGACTATCGCAACTCTCGAGTACGACCTACAGCCCTCTGAAATGGACGGCGCTGTTATTGTCGCACACTGGCGTTGCAATGCTGAGCAAGTAGACGGTGAGAATACTTACACTGCTTCTTCTTACGGCACTTGTGGCTTTAGCCCTGACCCATCAGCAGAAGGTTATGTACCTTACGCTGATCTTACTCAAGAGATTGTTCTTGGGTGGGTGTACGACTCAGTAGACAAAGACGCTACTGAAGCAAGCCTGCAAGCTAACATTGATTTGCAGATCAACCCTGTAACAGCCTCGGGAGTTCCGTGGTAACTTAGGAGAAAATCTGATGAGTAAAGACAACAAATCTCAGATGATTACGATTGACGGCGTTGAACACGACACAGCTACATTTACTGAAGAGCAGATTGCTATGACTAATCACTGTCTCGATCTGGACAGGAAGATTAGCAACATGAACTTCCAACTTCAGCAATTGCAAGTGGGGAAAGATTCTTTCTTGAAGATGCTTACTGAGTCTTTAGAGACTGTTGAGATTGTAGAAGACTGATGACGCACCTGTTCTTGCTAATGGTTTTAGTCAACGGACAGGTTGAATCATCTGATATGTACTTTTACAACATTCATCGGTGCAACTACTTTGCCAATGCGATAGTCACTGGCAAGGTAGAACGCACCATCAACGCAGCACCAAGACGCATAACCCTTGCGGCATATTGTTTGCCACGAGTAGCAAACAAAGAATTAGTGAGGGTATATGAGTGATAGAAATCATAGCGGCAGTATCTGCGGCAGGGAAGGCGTTTAATTACATCAACCAAGCCGTTAACAAGGGTCACGAGATTCAAGACCTAGCACATAAGTTTGGTGCTTTCTTTGACGCGAAGGATAAAATACTAGAAGCAGAGGCAGGTATTGAGAATGCCTCAGCGATGTCTAAGTTATTTGCGAAAGGGTCTGTAGAGAATGCAGCACTACAGATAACAATGGCAAAACAGAAGACTCAACAGATGGAGCGTCAGCTTCGAGAGATTATCATCTATACTGTTGGGCAAGATGTTTACGTTGAAATGCTCAGAACTAGAGCGACAATCCGTAAGCAAAGGCTAGACGCAGCAAGAGCTAGAGCTGCACGAAAACGCTTAATCATTGACGGTATTGGATTTGCGTTTATTGGAACAATTCTTTTTGCTTGCGTTATGGCAGTAGTAGGAGTGATAGTTTGAGTCTAGTAGAATACGCCAAGACAGAACGTCAGAGAGAAATACTGGACGTATGGGAAAACTGCGGACGCAATAGTGCTAATGCAGCGCATCGTTTAGGTATTACGACTTCTACATTACGACATCATGTCTCTGCTGTTAAAAACTTTGCTGCTGCTTCTGGGTATTCTGACAACTGGGATGCGACTCGTCACGTTCCTGAAGGTGAGATAGTAATTGGTCGGTCTATCTACACTCAGGACGATGAAGGTAACAAGGCTTGGTTGAAGACCAAGAGGACAATGACCGAGGCGCAGCGAGACAAGGCTCTGCAAGGTTTTGTTGATGGTCTTACCAAAGGTCTTCCGCAGTACAAGCCGAAGGCTAAACCAAAGACCAAGAAGTTTGCTGAAGACTTACTGCCTACTATTGCAATAGGTGATGCACACTTCGGCATGAGGGCTGACGCAAGAGAAACAAAGGAAAGAGACTACGACACAAAGATAGCCTCGGCAGATATGCTTGACGCTATAGATTATCTAGTAGACTTATCTACCCCTTGCGAACACTCATTGCTAATTAATGTCGGTGATTTTATTCACGCTAATGGATCAAATGGTACTACTTTTTCCGGGACAAAATTAGACGTAGATACAAGAATCGAAGTAGTGTTAGAGACAGCAGCGCAGACGTTTATCTTCGCGATAGACAAGATGCTATCCAAGCACAAGAACGTCACTGTCATCATGGCTCGTGGTAACCATGACTCAGATACAGCAATTGCTCTTGCATTGATACTGAAGTTTTATTACACGCAAGAGAAAAGGGTAACTATCTTAGACCCTCACGGTTTTTTCCATACGCTACAGTTTGGCAAGAACCTCATAGCTGTACACCACGGTGACAAAGTTAAGGCAGAAAAGCTAGGAGCAATCCTACCTAAGATGCTACCTGAGCAGTGGTCAAGCACAGTGTATAGGAAGTGGATTGTCGGACATATCCATCATCAGAACTCCATCGAGACATCAAATGGATGTTTCGTGGAAGCGATGGGTACATTGTCTCCTCCCGACTCTTGGCATTCAGGAGCTGGGTACGGTGCGTCAAGTGTGATGAACCAGATTACATTCCACAAAGATGGCGGTGAAGCTATTAGACACGTTTATCAAATCAGAGCCTCTCGGAAAGCTCCTGACCTGACATTATAGGTGTAGTATGGAAGACCGACTCTCAAGAGTAGAAAGAAAGATTGACTCATTGCAGGAGGCGATTATCTCTTTGGCACGAGTGGAAGAAAGATTGGTTACGGTCTTCAACCGTCAGTCTAAGATCGAGGCTCAAGTTGATAGTATGGAACAGAAGATGGACGCAATGGCAGAAAGTATTGCGACATCTATGGCTACAGAAAGGATTGTTTGGATACTGATTGCTGCGGCTATTGCGGCGTTCTTTAACTTTATGGAGTGATTATGAATCGCATTAAATTTATTGGAAAATTTGTCAAGTCTAGCATGATGTCTGCGACAGACGAGCAAGCTACTGTTGTGACTATCTTTAGTATTATCATTTTCATTGCATTAGCGGTGAACTAAATGTTAACCATGTTAAGTGCTTTGATTGGGCCAGTTTCCGCTATTTTAGATAAAGCTATACCGGATAAAGACCTAAAAGAGAAGCTGGCGCATGAAATAGCCACGATGGCTGAACGTCATACCCATGAACAGGTACAAGCTCAACTTGAGATAAATAAAACTGAGGCTGCTCATAAGAACCTGTTTGTCGCAGGATGGCGTCCTGCTTGCGGATGGATTTGTGTATTGGGGATGGCTGGAAACTTTTTAGTTATACCTTTTGCCAATATGATTTTAGAGCTATTTAAAACAGGCGTTTATGTTCCTATGATTGATCTTAGCACTATGCTTCCTGTGCTTATGGGGATGCTAGGGTTAGGCGGTTTGCGTACACTGGAAAAGGTACAAGGCGCACAGAAGAATCACTAGGAGCAACATAATGAGTAACGTAGTCGAATTTCCTAGACCCGCTGGATTAGAAGATTACTACGCACTCATGGGGGCTTATGATTTAGAGCTGACAGAACTAACAACTAAGGCTATTGATCTTGGCCTTGACGTTCATACTATTGTTGGATTGTTGCAGGCTCAGGCTCAATTTCTAATATCCTTGGAACTATACGAAGATGAAGAGTAAGTTAGAAGAAATGCTTATTAGGCAAGAAGGTAATCGAAAGTTTCCTTACGAATGTTCAGCGGGTAAAATTAGTATTGGCATTGGCAGGAATCTGGAGGACAGGGGACTGTCTGATGATGAGATTATGTTTTTGTTAAAAAATGACATAGAAATCTCTCAGACTGAACTATCTAAAACATTTGATTGGTTTTCATCCTTAAACCAAGCAAGACAAGATGCCTTGGTGTCTATGCACTTTAATATAGGCTTGAACAGCCTACTCAAGTTTACCAACACATTACAGCATTTATCAGAGGGTAACTTTGAGCAGGCTAGTAAGGAGATGCTTGACTCAAAGTGGGCATCTCAGGTTGGCAACAGAGCGATAGAGCTAAGTGAGATAATCCGTACCGGAAAATATGTCACAAGCTAATCTTATCTAGTTTCTCCAGCTCTGACTCAATGATGAAGTCGCAGAACTGCTTAATCTTCCGCAAGTCCTCTACTCCTCCCTTATCTCTCCAACGGGTTGCGTACTTCACAATACATCCCTCAGCAAAAGGTAACTGATTAGCCATAATATATTCTATGGGCTGAATCTTGAGCTTTTTGTAGTGGTCGCCAGCTACTTGATAGTCTGTTGATTTCAATGCAATTCCCCTTCATTACTGTCGTATTCAAACTCAAACTTTTCAGTCAGCCCTTGGTCTTCTAAAAAATCTGAATGATCCATAATCATAGCCATCATGGTAGCAATACATCTTTTTGCCTCATCTGGCAGATCATGAAAGTCACTCATAAGATATTCATGCATTTCTTCTGCTGACATTGCTAATACATATTCAGGCATTTTTTAGCCTCTTTATTGTGAGTCTTTTCCACAGTTCTTCCATGGGTCGTAACTGGTTTTGCTCAAACGTAAAGCCGCCATCACCTAAAGGCTGTGATAACTCAGCAAACTGCTTCCGAGTAGTCCAGCCGACCAGCTTAAACGTGTTGTCACTGATCTTTACAACTAACACGCCTACCTGTGATTTGAACGATTCTAAACTTCTAAATAACAATCTATAGGTTGGCTTAGAGGCTGTTTTAACATCAATGGTTATTTCTTCAATGGTGTAATCTGTCCCACCGTCAGAGCCGAGATTATCCTTGGGGTCTTCTAAGTCAAACACCTTAGCAAAGGCTAACTCACCTTGAACGCCTAACAACTCCACGTTCATTTCAGAAGTGTCTATTCGCAGTTGAGTAAGTCCTAACTTCCGAGAGGTGCTGTATCTTGACATGGCTACCTCTTTACACAGGGCTTGGTCTTCTTCTGATAAGGTAACTTCAATCATCTTAAACGATTCTCATGATGTTTGATTTGCTCGTTAAACTCTTCAAGCATCTCTTCGTAGTCAGCCTTGTACAGTTTTATAGGGTTAGACTTAGTGGCAATCATTTCTTCCACGAAGTCCCTGCCGTACATATCTTCCATCCACAAAGTGTACTGCTGAGCTGCTGAGCCGTACCTCATTCCCCACATATTACAGGAGGCGCATTGCGGATGTACATTCTCAATCCTTAGCGCCCAAAAGCTAGAGCTTCCTTTTGCCAACCAATGCCCTCCCTGTAGCTGTGAGTAATGCTTAACCACCCCACAAGAGACACAAGCACAGTTACCGTCATCATCAGCAGCGGCTAACCTACAAAGTCTCTGGATGGTTTTGAGGCATTCTTGACGCAGGACTTTGCTAGATTTTACCTTTGGCTTGAGTTTCATAATCTATAAGGCTTTCCAGTTTGTAATGAATTAATTACACGAATAGCACGAAGTCTGGTCTTAGAGTCCATGTTTTTCATGCGCAATTCAAGCAACTTAATACTGAATAACTTGCTTGTTACCGGATAGATCATAGATAAGAATTTCAATTCATCGCTTATCTTATAGACATTTCTTGTCTCAGAGTCGCTTGCTTGCTTCGCCATTGCTCAAATCTCATGTTCATTACTTGAATCTTATGCCGCAAGAGGACTGCTTTTTCTATTGCGACCTTTAGCCCTTCTAGTAATTCAAGGTACTCAGGATGAGAGTACGCATATCTTTCCTGTTTGGCAATTGGCATAGAATGGTCTGATCGTTCCGCTTCTGCCATCAGGATAGCTTTCTTGGATTTACGAAACTCCATTAGATACTGCTTCTCAGCTTCTGCTTGTGCAAACTCGGCGGTTATCCGCTCAAGGTCTGCGAGTGTGTTTCCTTCGCGCAAATTCATTCTCCACATAAAGTTTTACACGTTCTTGGTAGTCAGGAGGCACTTTAGATAAAGCCTCCCTCCTTTCTTCTCTGGTCTTGAGTGCCAGTATTTCTGCTGCGTAGTGCCGTGGCCTCATAGATAAGTGCCAGTGATATATTCCATTACTAAGGATATGTCCTCAACCTCATCGTATGGACATACACCAAACCCTTTATCATCAAACACGATAACGTAAGGGATATGCTCAGAATCAGCACAGAAGACTGCTTCTTCAATCGCGTCTGTTGCTGTATCAAATACCATCATGGTAGCCCCTTGGCAATGAACTCTAATTCATCTACTTCGAGTTCCTTTGCAAGTTTAGAGATTAAAGACAAACTAGCGTCCTGTTGGTATCTCCAACGACTTATCTGCTGCTTATGAACAGCAAAGCGTTTCGCCAGTTCTACCGACGTTACGCCTTGCTCCTCTTGGGCAGCTCTTAATGCTTTCCCAAAATCAATCATAAGTTCCTCAGAATGGTAAGTCTGAATCAAAGTCATCTTCAGGTGAAGCTACAGCAGGAACGCTTGGGCTTTCATCCTTTGGAGTAAACGAAAGGCTGACCAAAGGCTTTTTACCACCTTCTTTAGAAGTCCACGCAGAAACCCAGTAATTAACCCCATTTATCTCTGCGCTACCTTTTAGATTTGGGTGCTTTTCAGTGGTTTGGTTGTCGTTCTTCCACAATGCGCCACGGTTGTTGTTGTCGTAATTAGTCATTCTCTTTCCTCAATCGTTCAGTTTCAGATTTAATGATTTCAGCAGTCTCAATTAACAATGGCTCAGCCAGTGCTAATAACTCGTCATCGCGCTGCACTTCAATGATGAGTGGTTTCATATCTGGGTGATATGATATGAAAAAGTAATGCTGAATATTCAACACCAGCATTGTCCCCTGTACCTGTTGGACATAAGCACTTGGAAGTTTCCCAGCTCGGAGGTAAGCGCAGTGTGTGTGGGCTAGAGGACATTTTATCTCTACACCACATTGCCTATTATCAAATAATCCGTCAGGACTACAGCCTATCTCATAGTCTGCCATTTTGATAAGACCCACCTCTTCCATACTAACGCCTAGCTCAAGTTCTGCAATCATTCGAGCGGTAGATTCTAAGTCATTCCCACGCTGCATAGCCTCAGACTTAAACATCTCTGTAGGCTTGCCTGTAAGATTTTCGGCAATTAGCTGGTTAATAAGACCGTCACGGCTAGTAGATAATTTACCAGTAGTGGTAAACACTTTGGAGAAATTACTAGCTGTGATAACTCCGCATCTGGCTTGCAGCCATTCTTCGCTACCCTGAATCATTCCTTTTTCTCCTTGGCCTTATTCATGGCAGCTATCATTTGCTTATAGTCAGACACGGATAGCTCAACCAATGAAGAGATTTTTTTCTTGGCTAATACTTGTTCCAAGGGGTAATTGTTTAGCTCAAGCAAAGCCTCTAAAGAAATAGCTTGCTGAGCAGTGATGCGGTTGTCTATCTCTGCTACACCGTCAGTCATTCCGTCAATGTCATCGTCTGCGGCGCAACCACATATAGAGGCTAAGGTGTAACGGCGACAATATGTAATGTTACTGCCGTATTCCCAAGGATGTACTTTAGCCACAGGAATACATAAAGATGATTCAATCCACTGTCCTGATGAGTGCATAAGCCTTGTGGTTACGCCTACGATGTTGTTGTTGCTAAAAGGGATTTGAGTAAAGCTAATGTTATTGCTATTATTAAAATATATTTAAACCTGTTGAATTTATAGCAAGAAACAGTAAAAATCGAACAGAAAAGAAGATTAAATTTAATATATTCACTGATATTGAGTTCACGCAATAAAAGCAAACAAAAATGAAGAAACCTACCTTC